TAGCAGCTTCCTCGACCACTGGTTCTGGTTCTGGAGCAGCTTCCTCGACAACTGGTTCTGGTTCTGGAACGACTTCTTCGACAACTGGTTCTGGTTCTGGTTCTGGAGCAGCTTCCTCGACAACTGGTTCTGGTTCTGGAGCAGCTTCCTCGACAACTGGTTCTGGTTCTGGTTCTGGAACGACTTCTTCAACAACTGGTTCTGGTTCTGGTTCTGGAACGACTTCTTCGACAACTGGTTCTGGTTCTGGTTCTGGAACGACTTCTTCGACAACTGGTTCTGGTTCTGGTTCTGGAACGACTTCTTCGACAACTGGTTCTGGTTCTGGTTCTGGAACGACTTCTTCGGCGACTGGTTCTGGTTCTGGTTCTAGAACGACTTCTTTTTCGAGAACTGGTTCTTCTGCAATTTCTTCAATAACAATATTTATGTCATTCTCAGTTAAAACATCCATATTCTGATTTTCGTCAGACATTATATATATAATAAATAAAAAAACATATATATAATTGCCCTAAATAACAAATATCAAACATTACATATATTTTTCCAAAATACATGAAGGTATTAGATTATTTTTTATATTTTCTAATTTTTTAAAGCATTTATTTATTGTAACTTCACTTACACCACAAATTACTTTAATATCTAATTTAGTTATATTCATATTACAATTTTGTGTTATAAAATATACAATTCCTGCTGCAATCGAATGTGGCGTATTATCATTAATAATATTATTATCCTCTACTTTTTTTGCGATGAATTTAGAAAGCATTGTAAGCTCATTATTCATATTTAATTTACTACAATATCTTTCTATAAATGCAGATGGTTTAGTAGAACATAGTTCTGTCTGACGTGATGGTTCAAAATTACGCTCTATATTATGTAAAATATTAACAGCCATAGAACAACCATTTGTAGCACTTGTTTTGTCTAATTTGAATATTTCAGCGATTTCGTGTGCAGTTCTTGGACAACCATTTAGCCTACAAGAAATATAAATAGAAGCTGATTTAATTCCATCACGATTCATTCCCCTAAACATTTTCTGTTCTGATATATCTTTATGTATCACCATTGCATCATCTATAAATATTTTAGGTATTCCTGCATTTTGTGCCATAATAGTTATAAATTGAAATTCGTCATATAATGATTTTTCTTTATGTGGCATCGATTGCCATTCCGTCCATTTACGAATCTTGCGCATTTCATAACTTGATTTAGTTGAACATAATACCTTACATCCAAATGACGATTCAACTAAAAGAGGATTGATCGGATTACCACATCTTGTAGGATCGTTTGTATTTTTATCATCAGCGCCATAAAATCTCCATTCAGGTGAATAGTCTAATGTATTCTTATAAATAATACCACATGAATTATTGGAACAAATCGGAAACCCTTCTTCTGATATAATTAATATTCCATCACAAAATCCACACATACCTGATTCTTTTATTTGATTTACTGATTTTTCATATAAACATTCCATTTTGGAAGTGGATTCAACTATACCATTATTAATATCTACATCAAACGCTTCCCATAATTTTGATTTATCTACCTCAGATAAATTTGTTTTTTTTTTCTGTGTTTTTTGTTTTAAGTTTTTATTTTTTTGGTGTGTTGTTATATCTTCTTTGATTACATCATTTTGAATAATAGGAGCGCTTTCTAAACTTTTACCTTGTATATTCTTTTTTTTTACACGTATTGTTAATGTAGTAGTATTTGTATTGTCCATTAAATTATATCTATTTAACAAATTAAAATTATATAAATAAACGCAATCAATTTTTATATGTATATATAATATAACATATGGCCGCTTTATTGACAAAACTGGCAACAAACCCAGAAATGCAAAAAATGGCAAGTAGTGCTGTTGGAAATATTGTATCTGGTGTAGCTGATGCAAGCAAACCACAAGATACCGTTGCTGAAATACCTACGGCTAACACAATATCAGCAGCTACAATATCTGCAAAAAGTGATGATATTTTTGTACAAATCGGAGAAAAGTTATGCTCATCTATGCAAGAAATTGTTGAAAACAAACAATATATGATTATTGATAATATTAATAAAACAATTACAAAACATCTTGAAAGCGATAGTGTTAAAAACGCAATATCACAAAAAATCGAAGAAGTATTCAATGCTATACCCAATAAAGAAGAATTAATTAAAAATGTGAATGAACGAATTAAAGAAACTGTAAATTCAGAAATTGAAAAAACTTTTACAAATCCGGATACATTTGAAAAAATAAAGGACAAATTAAAAACTATAATAGATACAAAGACATCTGAAACAAATAATCCTCCAATTACTGGCGGAACAAGGAAATATAAGTCTAATAAGTCTAGTAAGTCTAATAGAAACAAACTAAATAAAAGAAAAAAATCGTTAAAAAGAAAACAATAAACAGATAAAAGCTGACGGCGATTAAAGTTGTTCTTTATTACGAATAATTCGGCATAACCCACAATTATTATATTATAATTTGAAATTATAATTTGAAACTAATTTTTTTCTCTAATTTTTCTAAAATATCTGGACCATAAACTAAATTTCCAGTTGGTTTATAATTTTTAATAGGAGTATATTGTTTTTGACTACTATTTGCCATTGTGTTTGATTGTGTAGTTTTATCTCTATCTCCGAACATATGTAAATCTGGGTTTGAATTATCCATTTCTTCTGTAGTTTTTTTTTCAACAATATTACCTTTTTCATCCAAAATAACGCCCAGTTTCTTTTTGATTTCATTTCTTACATACGATGGTACCCATGTATGCCACGATACAAATAAAGTATTTGGATGCACATATTTTACAAAAAAACCATTTTTCTCTAATTGAGATACTAAATATCCGATACAATCACCTTTATCATAAATAGGTTCTCCAACAATATATTCAGGAACTAAAAACCAAATAAATGTATCGCCTTGTTTACTCCGGGCTGTATATTGAACACGTTTATGAACACGATTTAATATTTTATTAAATATAGAAAGTTGTTTTAAATCTCTGCGCTGACGTTTATCATATAATTCGTCTATGTTTATCTTACTACCAGATTCTTCTTCATGATCGAAAATAAATATGGATGACATTATAACTATATTTTATTATATATACATAAAAATTATATAATAAAAACATAAAACAAATGGACAAAACACAAAATGAATCGGAGAACATTTCTGAAGAAAATAATAAAAACCGCCCAAAAATAAAGAATTTGGTAATTTCTGGAGGAGGTCAAACCGGACTGACTTTTTATGGTATATTGCGAGAATCGAATAAATATGGGTTATGGAATATAGAAAACATCCATTCTATGTATGCTACATCAATCGGTGCATTTATATGTGTTCTTTTATGTTTGAAATATGATTGGGATACATTAGATAACTATTTTATAAAACGTCCTTGGGATAAAGTATTCAAATTCGATTTATATTCTATAATCAATGCATTTGAAAAAAAAGGTATTTTTGATATTAAATTATTTGAAGAAATGTTATCTCCGTTGCTATTGGGAATGGATATTCCATTATCGATAACAATGAAAGAATTTTATGCATTCAGTAATATTGATTTACATATTTATACCACAGAATTAAATAAATTTGAAATTGTTGATATATCACATACAACACACCCAGAATGGCGACTAATTGATGCAGTCTATGCTTCATCTACATTACCCATTGTATTTTCTCCATTCATTAATGGAGAACATTGCTATATAGACGGTGGCGTGTTATTAGATTATCCAATCAAAAAATGTTTAAACAATGGGGCAAGTCCAGACGAAATATTGGGTATATTTAAACAAAATCCTGTAGATAATTCTACAATTGTTAATGAAAAATCGAATTTTTTTGATTATTTGATAATAATTTTTAAAAATATTATGACCAAAATGCTGAATTTATATAATACTACAGACTACAAAAAAAATGATAATAAAATTAAACATGAAATTGGAGTTTTAGATAATTTTGTATCATTGGACCAAATGCTAAATGCTGCGTCTTCTTCAGAAGAACGACAACGATTAATACAATTTGGTGTAGAAATATTCAACAAACATATTATAAATTAAATATAGCGAATGGACCTTTACTTAGAGGAGTTTTTATTTTACGTGTTTTAGTTTTAGATAACTTAATTCTTTTATCACGAACACATTTAAAACTATTATTTCGCATATAACCGTATTTACAAGGATTCACACAACGTCGTGTAAATGGATTTAATTCTTTACCCGGAGGACACATTTTATTTGGTTTATTCGATACATTATTTATTGGTGTAATATCAATTGTATCAAGTATACGATTAACCTTTTGTTTTTTAATGTTATTATTTATAATATTGAATATAGTATTTGGTTTATTCGATATGTTATCTATTGGTATTATTGGTTTATCATTAACAAGTTCATGGTTTTCAAAATGTTTATTGTATTTTGTCAAAATACCATTTTCAAATAAAATTGTTTCAAAACTATTTAACACCTGGTTTGGCATATAACGTTCAAAAACATTTGGATTAACCATATTATAAAACAATGCTCTCAATTCTTTTTCTAACTTTGATCCGACTAAATGTATTGTTTTATTCAATACATACATAAATGCGATACCTGTTCCATATACATCAATTGTACGTATAACTCTTTCTAGAAATTCATCATAGTTATCTTCACGCATAGAATTGATTAAATGACAATAGTCTACGCGTATATCATCCCAAACTGATGATTTGTTATTACTCGTTGTTACATAATATAAAAAGGTTTTAATATGGTCATTATCTAAAGATAAAAAAGTTAAACAATGTGATTTGTCATAATCACTTAATCGTGCATTTGTTAAATAATAATATTTATTAATAAACTCCATTTCTAACGGGAATGACCAATGTGATCTACCTAACTCATAACTAGATACATTGGATTCGATTTGAATTATATTCATAGTAGTCATTAATCCAAAATCTATAAAGTTGGTTCTATTCGTATCTTCATTATAAACGATATTCTGAGGTTTTAAATCATGATGAACGATACCGTTATCATTAAAAATTGTTAAACCCAATAATATTCTCTGTGCTTCTATCCAGAATTTTTCTATTTTTTCAATATTTTCAGGAGTATTATAAAGATATTGCATTTTGTTCGCATAATCCTCTAAATTATTACCACCATCATTCATAATAAGTAGATTATAATCTTTTATTGAATTTGATTTAAACTTTTCGCACATATTAATCGCCTGTTTTGCAGAATCATCGTCATCCGGAACACATAATATCGGTTTTCCTAAATAAAATTGTTTCGATTTATCAACTTCTTGTATTTTTGCATATTCTTGCATCTCAGCTCTCGAATGTTTTTTTTTCATTATTTTTGATACTTTATTTGTGTAATCTACTTTTTTATTTTTACATCTCAAACTAGGTTTATGAACGCATCCGTACGAACCTTCTCCAATTTTTGTAGCCATAACCTTAATAATATAATAGTATATTTTATTAGTATATTATTTATTCTGACATTCACATTATATTTATGCTAATATTGTATCTACAAACTTTTCCAACGATGATTTGCTGATCTTTGCATCAAAATCAACCATCTCTCCATCACTTAATGACATTTTTAAGGTAGGATATGAGTCTATTCCATATTGATCAATATAATTTTGTACTTTTGCCTTTTCAACCGGATTTTTATCATTACTATCTTCAGTACAATCTACATCATGACATACTACTTTATAATCATTAATTACCTTACCATCATATTCATCTGAAAAACTTTTCCATTCTGGGATAGCTTTTCTGCAATGAGGACACCAATCTACATGAAAAAAGTATATATCAGCAGTTTTATCGCGTGAAGTAGAGTTTGCTACATCTTTAAATTTATTTTCAGATGTTTTAGAAGCCGCAAATAGTTTATATGCATAAATTGAAGCAGCAATAAATATGAAAATTATTACAAATATTAGTATATAATTACTGTATGGACGAATATACTTTAGGATCAAATTAACTACGTTTAACATTTATTTGTATATATTGTTTATATATTAAAATATTGATATAAACTAATTCTTTTGTTAACAAAATATAAAAATCAGTATTTATAAATTTATCATTATTATATAAAACTATATTCGTTTATACTCTTTATCAATATGAGAAAAACAGTTAAGAGAAATTCAAAAAAACATAACATAACTATTAAAAAACCATACAGTGAAACTGATTATCAAAGTAATGACGGAATGCTTACTAGTGTGTGGGGTCCAAGTGCATGGCATTTGCTTCATACAATGAGTTTTAATTATCCAGTTAAACCGTCTAAAGAAGATAAAACTCATTACCGCAATTTTATATTAAGTTTAAAATGGACTTTACCATGTGGCAAATGTAGAAAGAATCTATTAAAGAATTTTAAAAAATTACCACTTGAAATGAAACATATGCAGTCGAGAGGTACGTTCTCTAAATATGTATATGATTTGCATGAATTAATTAATACAATGTTAAATAAACAATCTGGTTTAACATATGATATGGTTCGCGAACGGTATGAACACTTTAGATCTAGATGTACCAAATCAATTCAAGAAATGGAAGATATACTAAGACAACACAAGGTTAATACTGTGCAAGAAAATGAGAAGGGTTGCGTAGAGCCATTGTATGGTGAAAAATCAAAATGTATTCTGAAAATTGTACCTCAATCTGAAAAATGTGATACATTTCAAATCGATAATAAGTGCATTAAACGTAAGTTATAGTATGATAATATTACAAACAGTATACTATTATCATATCTCGATTTATTCGATAGATTATGGAATTTTAACATACGATAAACTATTCACATGTAAACCGGCTAAGATGGATGGTTTTACACCAGTATCTTTAGTACAATTTAAACAAAAACTGATATCATCTGATATCAAATCGAATTTATTATCACTAATTTGGTGTAGATTTAATCTAAAAAATGGATATTGCATTCTTTCAAAAATACTACGATGAATACGAACAAACCCAAATTCAGAATAATCTACCTCTATTAGACTATTCGGATCGTTTTTTTCTACGTTAGCTAAATCTTCATATGATATTACCGGCATACTACCATTTTCTTTATAAAATTCTTCGTCCCATTTACCTGCGACTACTATTTTATTACCATTATCACTATTTGTTGACTTCCAACCGCATACAAAAGGATGTTCTGTCTTAGATAATAATTCTAAGTGATCTTCTGTAAAAACTATATCTTTGTCAACGATAATATAATAATCGATTTCTTTTGACGGAACTGGATTATTTACTCCATGTCCAAGAGTAGAAAGCATATTTTTAATAATACATGTATTATTACTACCAACACTTGTAAGAATTACACTTTCATTTTTATCACACCATGATTTCAGATTTAAAATTTGCGGGATTATTGTAGAATTAACAGTTTCACCTAACGGTAATAGAAATACATTTTTAACCATTGTACCAAGTAATTATACTAGTACTACGTTAATTTTTAAATAATTTTTTCATATTATTAATATTGTCTTTAGCGTAAATTATACGAATAATATGAAACGAAAATATAAAGAACATATATATAGATCGAATGTCTCTTTTTCAAAATATGGATAGTTCCAACAATATATTAGCATATCCAGAAAATAAAGTAGAAAAAGTTAAAATACCATTTTGGGGAACGAATCCGAATGTATTATTTCAAAGTGAATACATTTTAGAATTCTTTCCAATAGAAGATATGACTTATGAACAAAAATTAAATGCTTTAACAAGAAGTATCATAATTTTAACAATAATCGGATTTATATTATCACGCAGTTTTCGTTTAGTTTTTATTTCATCTATTACATTATTAGCCATATTTTTACTTCACTATTATCAACAACGTGAAAGTGATAAAGATAAAAAAATTATAGAAGAACATTTCGAGAACCAAGGAGATGAAGTAATTGCAAAATACGGTATTTCTAAGGAAAATGTTTTTGATAAACCATCTTCAACAAATCCTTTTAGTAATGTTTTAATTACAGACTATGAATACAATCCTAATAAAAAACCTGCTCCACCATCATTCAATCAAAACATTAATAAAAGTATTTTAGAAGAAGCCAAACAATTAGTAAGTGAATTAAATCCAGACCAACCAGATATTTCTGATAAACTTTTCAAAGATTTAGGAGAACAATTTGTATTTGAACAATCACTTCGCCAATTTACATCGAATCCTAGTACCGTAATTCCAAATGATCAAACTGGTTTTGCGGAATTTGCATATGGTTCAATGGTATCTTGTAAAGAAGGCAATCTATTCGCATGTGCTAGAAATCTAGATAGATACAACAAATATTAAAACATTATCTAATAATTTCAAATTAAATATATTTAACTTGAAATTATGTATTCTACTATATTATATACTATGAGTAATACAAGTGATTATTTTTTTAATAATATGGGAAGAATTGGTTCCGACTCGGTTGATAACACACAGAGAAATATTACAAACACTCGATATGCAAATTACATATTAAATGATCATTATAATGGACTTTTATCAAATTCTCATGTTGAATTTGCTACTTTAGCACCTTCCATTAATTTTAGAGGAACTGGTGGCGGAAGTGGTTTGCCTGGAAGCGTAGTCGATTTTGATTCCCTTTTATTACTTAAACCAGAACAACAACGTGAGTTTGAAAAATTACAATTACATCAACGCCCTTTTGCTACTGTTCCTTATTTAGGAAGAGGTTCAAGCAATCCGGTATTAGAATCCCAACTACAGCAAGGTGAAACCGTTCGCGATATGAAAAGCACATCTACTATTATGGATAAGAGTTTTGTCGAATATAGTAATTATCCGTTAATGGATAGTGTTAAGGATCGCATTACTAATCCAAATTACTCTGTAGAAGAAGCTGCATTAGACGGTTGGGTTCGTGGTGGATTACCATCTCGTGAAGTCGCAAATGATACTACTTATTATAAAAAATAATTTGACAAATATTTTTAACAAATATTTAACAAATATTTTTAATAACTTATATAAATATTGTATTGTATTTCATACTATACCATGCAATACAATATAGATCATAAAATTCATTATACAAACAATTTTGAATATCGCAAATGTCTTCGTGAAGTATTCAATATGGATACTGAAAGAAGCCAACCAGATTGGAGTAAAATGAATGAAGATTTAGATGAAGAAACGAAAGATGAATTTATGTATGATCCTGATGCTATGGTTGAAGGATTAGATACTATTTATGAGAAAACCCAACATAATCCATTGTTTAAAGAATTATACGAAATCGCTGCATCAAAAATGATTTCAGTGGATCCAAATATAGGATTAGCTGTTATTTTTTCTTATGATTACTTTTATTTATTCCATTTATGTTTAGCTGATTTCTTTAGAAATCCAGATTCTTTCACTCGTGAAAACATAAATTTTGTAAACATGAGAAATAAAATATATTAGGTTGGGCTACTATTATATTATATTTATATTATATACATAATATAATATAAATGGCATCTACGCGTAATAAAAATACAAATGGTAATTTTGAATTAGAAAATCGTGCAAATCTAGGACAAATGTTTTACAATATCGATCAAGGATGTGGGATACCATACAAGTCTTATTTTGCGGATCAATTACATACTAGAGGTGATTTCTTATTGTTAAACCGAGATAATGATATACATTCATCCTATGTTCAATACCACGGATACTGTATTCCGTATAAATCATTTCATCCAGGAGATGGATTATTGGGTGCAAAAACTGCGAGAGAAGTTATGGCATTTAATGCATGCGATATTGAATCTAAATTATTTGGTATTGGAAGTACCAATTTAGTTAAACCTTTACCTGAAATTCAACCAAAATTTAACGACGTTGATGCTAATTTGCGAGAACTCCAAAGTTTATCTATAATAGACCGCGTAGAATTAGTTATGCCTGAACCATTGAATATATCGAATACCGAAAGATATATGTTTTAGACCAGCGATTCGCGATTTTTTCTTGAAAATCGATTCAAATTCTCTTTTATTTTGTTTTTAAATGTATTATTTTTTATGTGTTTGCGATTTCTATTTAATATTTCTGTTTTCAAGACATACATATTCATATTTTCAATTATTGGTTCTTGTAATGTATTATTAGTATTCATTTCATTATTCGATATATCATTTGTTATTTTATTTGTAGTAGTTTCGTTTGGTTCATTAAGATAAAATTTTTCAAAAAGAGAACCTAAATTACATTCTTCTAAATTACCTTTTTCTGGCAATTCATCGCAATCTTCAAATTGAATATTTGCAAGATTTTTTTGCATTTCATATTTTCCATCTTCAAATAATTTCATAGGGATACGTATGCATGCTATAATATAACGTTCATTGGTTGATTCAGTCATATTCAATAATATAATTGAATATGACATTATTATCATGGGTTTAACGATCATTCATCAAGCCATCATCTTTTTGGTTTTGATTGATTGATCGATTATTTTGGAACATTCGGTATTAATTTTATTGGCATTTCTTTTACAAGTTTCAAATATTTTTTTTTAAATTCAAGTGAACCGTCTATTACATTATTATCATCATGTGATGTTTCGTCGTTTAAAAATTGTATTATTTCATTTTTCTCACGTACATTAAAACTTTTATCTTTAAAAAAATCTTCACTTATTTCTATGTAACGTTTAAAATGATCATTAATTAAATCATCAAGTATTCCATAAAATGGCAAAGAATCGTTAAAGTAGCTTTTTATATTCACATCTTCTTGTATGGAAATATTATTATAGTCTAGTTTTAACACTTTTTCATCATCGATATCAAAAATTGCATCTAATTTGGTTTTAATATTAATATTATCATTAATATTGCAAAATAATTGTAGTGGAAAAACACTGTACTTTTGGTGTAGTGGAAAAACACTGTACTCTTGGTCTTCTATTGTTATTAACTCATAATTATTTACAAATATATCAGCTACCTTTTTTTCTGCGATATTAACCCAATATAATATACCAGGGTTTAATAAAATATTCATCGGTTCAATATATTTAATATATAATGATTTAAAATTACTATTATCACGCATGCTACGATCACCTCCACGACCAAACATTAATATTATTTTTCCTATTGTATAATCATTTTTTGTGTTTTCTTTAAAAATAATATAATCATCTAGCATGTAATTAAATTTGAAAATTCCTTTATATGTAATATCAATGTTTTTCATTTCTTTAGCTCCATATTTACCTGTATCGTTATTCATTTGATCAATATTTTGATATATTAGGTTTTTGTCATCTATTATTCTCTTAATTTTCGTATAAATATTACTGATTGCTATATTTTGTGTTGTATTAAGTCGTGACGGAGGTCTATTCTTTTGGATTTTTTCTAAGGTATCATTTAATTCTACAAATAATTCCGGTATTTCTTCTTTATATATATACTCGAATTTTTTTTTTTGTTTAACATTATCGTTTACGTCATTATTTATATCAAGTTCTTTTAATGTTTGATCTATTTTTTTTTCTATGTCTTCAATTTCATCTTCCGCTAATCCAATCTTTTTATATTCGTTTAGTTCTTTTTCAAATTTACGTAATTCTTCAATAACGGTGTCTTTAAAATCCATTTATAATAATACTATAAAATATATTATATTATTATTTTTTTACTTCTAATTAAATTTAACAATAATTTTAACTGTCTCTTTCTTAATACACTTACATGCCGATACTGATAATTCTTCGCGCTTTTTTCTTGTTTTCAAATTCTCATCTAAACACACTTTACGTTTTGAAGTAGTGTTTCGTGCATTCATATCACTTTCTATGATATCGTAGTTGTCTTCAATAAAATCTAAGATCTTGTTCTCGATCGCCCATTTGAAAAAATTCAACTGTCCAATGGTTGTCTCCATATAATTTTCATCATCATATGGAACTGTAATTCTTTCCCACCTACAAAATGGATCAAAATTACGTTTACTATATGCCTTAAGCTTTAATTTATAACTATTGTATACTTTGAATCGCATTGTCTCAGTATCGTTTTCTTTTATTTCATAAACAGTAAAGAATTTTTTGGCAAAATTAGTAACAAACCAATCTACAATACGAAGTGATATTTTAGATTCGCCGTTAATTATACAGGTCATTCGCTTCAAATATTCGCGATTTTCATAAAATTTCATTAAATTTTTTAATAATAACTCGTTTTGAGTATAACAATGATTATTTGCCGACAAAGACATAACGTATAGATGTTGTAAGTAGTATTCATTTTTTATATTCTTTTATTCGAATTTTTGTTTTTTACGGTTTTTCTTATTTATACATATTATGCAATTATAGATTCACCCTCATATTTTCCCTTTATTTTTTCGTTGAAAATTTTGATTTGTTCATCTATATCATATTCTATAGGCAATACCATTTTTAAACTTTTTCTTATTTCTCCACTACGGTTGTCATAACATAATTGTTCTTTGTTTCTGGAAAAGACAATAGATACATATTTTGGTAATTCTCGTTGGGTTTTTTCAGGATATATATCGTTTTCCAAATCATCAACCACTTTGTTGGCTTGTCGCAACTTTTCCATTATCGATACTTTTTCAGATTTTGTCGTTTCCCATATTTTCTCCAATTTTGGATGACCTTCTACGCGAAAATATTCTCTGCTCAATTTTTTTTCTTTATTATATACATTGTGATAATATACAACATATTTACGCAGCATCGATTGGTCGATGCCTTCTGGCAAAGGTCTAGCGTTTCTTTGACGCTCTCGTTTAGTTCCTGGCATAATGCCTGTTGAATTTTGTTCTTGTTCTGTTCGTGTAGCTATACGTAAATTATCGTATGTATTATTAAGTGGATTTCTATCAATATGATCGACACTAATATCAGATGTTCCTTTTCCATAACCATAGCAACCTGTTATTATTTGATGAATATATAATACATCACCTTTACATTTCGGTATATGAGTAGCAATATATCCGTTTTTTTGTAAAAAAAATGTAACCTTTTCATTTATTTGGTTTTCAAAATCCAAAATTTCTTTGTACGATTTTTCGCATAATTTTATAATTGTATCTTTTTCGCAATACATCAAAATGATATTTATTCCATTTTCTTCTACAACCCACAAAGGGTTTTTCATTTGGTTTGCAGAAATGCCGCGATTTTTTAAATGTCCAGGTATATATTTAATTATTTTATAAGATTTTGCGATTTCGCGATGATATTTATGATATATTTCAATATTACATTTTCGTAAATCATACTTGTTGTTGTTGATAAATATATAAGTTACACTTTCCATATCAAATTTATATAAAAATTCTATCAAAAAATATTTTTTATAATTTTCACCGAAACTTGGATAATCATCCTCATTATTATTTAATGTAAAATTTTTTTTGAAATTTAATATTTTCATAAGATCATCGCAATCTACGTATATATGTTTATCATTATAGGATAATACAGCACAATTAAACTCATAATTAAATGAATAAATTACTGGACAATTAGAAGCATCTGACATAATATATGTTATATTTATTTATAACATATATATTCTTTATATTATTTTATCCTATTTATAATAAATCTAATTAAATTAATTACTATATGCGACGCCTGCCATACCTGACATGACTCTCAATACGTTGTAATTAACGGCATAGACACGGACCTTGGCAGTGGCAGTACCGGCAACAGTTCCTGATGAAAGAACAAGTTGAAGAACAGCGTTATCAATTCTTGAGAAGTTGCATGTTCCAGATGGTTGGTGCTCTTCTGGGCGAAGGGCGAATGAGTATACGTTGATACCTGTATCTGGGGCACGGGTGTGGTGTTGGAATGGTTGGACAACATCGAAGTATGAACCTTCACGCTCAGAGAATCTGTCTTGGCCGTTAAGTTGAAGCTTAGCGGTGACAACTGGGTTCTCACCCCAACAGTGCATGTCAAGGGCGGTTTCAGCAAGAACGAATGTTCCGGCATCAGAGACAGCTGATCCACTTCCAACAGCATCAGTGAAAGGTGCCATTCTTGTAGTACCTGATGTCCATTGTTGACTAGGATTAATAGCAGTTGATGCGGCATCAATAGCACCAGCCATTTGGAAAAGACCTGATGCGTTGAGAACGCCATTTTGACCATTGGTCTCAAGTGGACCACCGAAAGCATGGATAGCGTTTGGAAGAGCATCAATGGCATCAGTGTAGTTGAATGGTTGAGCACCAAGGGTTCTGTAAAGGACGGTGTTTGATGTTAAAGATGAGCAGTAATCGACGTTGGCATCAGGTTGGACAACCCAGATCAACTCCTTGCAAGGATGGTTGAAGTTAAGCTTGATCTTGTTGGATGATGAACCGACTGATTCATCACCAGTGAATTGAAGTTGTTCGAATAAGTATTCGTGTGGGTTTTGTGCCATCTTTCTACGTTCATCAGTATCAAGGAAGATATAGTCAACGTAAAGGGAAGCGGCGACAAGGGATTGTTGGTATGGTTGAACGGATGCAACACTTGTACCATCAGTTGAGGTAAGTGATCTAACAGACCATAGACATTCGCCAATTGGTCTAAGATCAAGGTTGATCTTAACTTCGTGGTATTGAAGAGCAATTAATGGAAGAGCAAGACCTGGGTTTCTGCAGAACCAGAAAAGAAGAGGAATGTAAAGAGTGGTTTCTGGAAGGGCCTTACGAGGAGCACAGACTTGGGCTGGGGATCCGACAGCAGAGGCACATGGATTGTTGATATCAGCGAACTGTGGGTCAGTGATGTAGGTAAGTTGAGTGGTGTTACCAATCATCTTGTAATAACCTCTTTGTTGTTCGCTGGTTAAAGTAACTTGGTTCCAGATGTGCATCCAATCACCATATTGACGGTCGATTCTTTGACCACCAATTTCGACTTCAACTTGGGCAACAAGTTGTTCGCCGATGAAATCCATCCAACGAGCATATACATCACCAATACCACCGATAGCTGTTGACATAGATTGGTTGATTTCTGGAAGAGTAACTTGTAAGTAGGTTCTGTATGCAAGATCACCATTTCTGGAGATAGTGCAGGTAACTCTACGACCGAAATCAGCTTGACCTGAGAAAGTTTGCTCAATTGATTCCATAGCAAAGTTTGTGTGTCTGCGGTATGAGACCTTCCAGAAAGTGATCTCAGGAGTACCAGTAAGGAAAACGTCTTGTGCGCCGTAGGCGACTAATTGCATTAGAGCTCCACCCATTTTGTATATATAGTATAGCTAAAGAAAAAAAAATCAAAAATAACACAATTAATTAATTTATTTTTATATTTATATTAATAAAAATATAAAACGTCTAAATATTATTCCATAGTAAGGAATGGTATTATAACCCGAAATATCAATACTATAAACCCATATTCTTTTCAATGAATTTCTCTAAATAATCCGCCATGAAAACTTCGCGCCTACCTTCATGCTTTTTTGTAAAAATATACTGATCTTCTATTTTTTTAACACTCCAACCATTCTCTAAAGCATTCATTATAAATTTCATTTTTTGTTGTATGGCAGAATCTATTTTTATTATATTTGCGTTTTCCATTACCCCTAAATGAAATTGAAATCTATATAGAATTCATCCAATATAAAATACAAAAAATAACACTAAAAGTATTTTTAACTCAAAATATATATAGAAATTATCATATACAAAACATATAATTGAATAGGTACTAAACTAATATAATGAATCGAAAAAATAACCCATCTATCCATACAATTGACAAAAAACATAGTCAATTAATGGAGCAATTCGAACACAATGAAACTGTAATAATACCCAAATTGCTCGAAGAAAAGGTAAATCTTAAAAAGAAAGCAAAAACTCTTACAAATTCAAAAATCGAAGAATATATGGAATTACATGATAAAATCAATGAAATTAATGTTGAAATTAAACTTCTCAAATCGAATAAAAAAAAATATCTGTTAGAAAATTCTAAACATATTTTTAACTATTTTGAAGCTAAAAAGAATATATCAAGTGGAGATACTAAAAATGTGAATGTTCTCAATTCGTTCTTTAAAATTAAAGATAAAAATGAAGATGATGATAAAACTGATAAAACTGATATATCTAAACAGTCTATTATAAATTATTGGAAAAACGTTAATAATGAAATTACCAATATACATGATTTTGTAATTCCAACGGATATTTGTGTATTTTGTTCAACGGGCGAAATGATACCACAGGACGAAGAAGGTATCATGTTATGTAATAATCCCAAATGCAGCAAATTCATAAATTACATTATGGATAGTTCGAAACCATCGAATAAAGAACCACCAAATGAAGTATCCTACACTGCATATATACGATTAAATCATTTTAAAGAAATTTTATCTCAATTTCAAGCAAAAGAAACAACCCAAATTCCGGAAAATGTAATTAATGACATTCGTAATCGTATCAAAAAAGAACGCATACAAAATTTAGCACAAGAATTGAATTATGATAAAATGCGAGATATATTGCGTAAATTAGGATACAATAAATACTTTGAACATATTCAATATATTAATTCTATTTTCGGTATTCGTCCTCCAATTATGAGCGAAGAATTACATGAAACGTTATGTATATTGTTTATTGAAATTCAAAAACCATGGGCGATTCATTGTCCCGCAAATCGTACTAATTTTTTTAATTATACTTATACATTATACCAATTATGTGTGTTATTAGACCAAACGCAATATTTGCCTTATATTCCGCTAATGAAAGACCGTGAAAAACAAATCGAACAAGACCATATCTGGGCTAAAGTCTGCAAAGATTTAGATTGGGAATATCATCCTACAGTATAAATCGTGTATTCTAAGTATTCTAAGTATTCTAAATAATATTACAAGTTGTTATAATATTATTTTTTATGTTTGGCTCTAAATCTATAAAATTATAGACCTCTTGGGAAACCAACTAGGTTGGCGCCAATACCGAAACCTGCACCACCACGGGCAGATGAAGCCATGGTTGGTACGAAAACGTCAAGAACTGCAAAAGTGGCAGATGCCATTAAAGCAATGATTACTACTTCCTCAACGTTAAGGGATTTTTTTGGAATAGCATAAGCAGCGATAGCTACCATGATACCTTCAACTAAGTACTTGATAGCTCTCTTGATAAGTTCACCTAAATCGAAGCCCATTGTTATATATATTATAGTATAACAAAAAAATTTTGCTAAATATAAAAATTATTCAATAAATATATTCATTCTAAAACACTTAAATAGTATTTTTTTATATATGTATAATATTATTTGAAATGTCTGGTTTTGAAAGAAAAGTTTTAGAGAACGGAGAACTTAATCCTAAATATATTGATCTGTGCGACGAAGATTCACCTATCGCCGGTCAAAAATTTGCATGTATGTCTTTTATTTCTCCTGAAAAAATATTAAAAAAACGTGAGTTATTTATGTTTGAAGAATTCTTAAAACAATGGGATTTCAATAAATCAATGGGTAAAACATTAGATTTTTTACACTTTTTATCTTACAAATATAACCTAAAGGTTGATGATATTATATCCGATTTTAATGAATTCGTGAAAGAAGAAGAGGCTAAATTACGCGAAACGACATTAGATGATGATTTCAAAACATTCATGGATAAAAATGAAGATAAATTAGCGGAACAATTCAATCGTTCCCATGCATTTCAAACTTCAGTTCGTGGCTTGAAACTGCGAGGTGTATATAATACCCAAGAAGAGGCTGAAATGAGATGCAAGAAAATCCGTGAAGTGGATCCGAATCACGATATTTTTGTAGGCCCTGTTGGTATGTGGATTCCATGGGATCCGGATGCTTACAAAACCGGACGCATTGAATTCATGGAAGAAGAATTGAATCAACTCCACAGTGAAAAGTTGAAGAACGAGGCTAAAGCGAAAGAAGAATTCGAACGTCGTATTAAAGAGACAAAACAAAAAGCCATTAAAGAAAACATTGAACTTGCAAAGAAGAGTGGTAATAAATTAACTCAATCATTGAACGAAGATGGTAATCTTATTGGCGTTAAGGAAACTATTAATTTTGATGATCGTGAAGTCGCAGATAGTGCCAGTGTTAATATGCGAAATGAACTTTTACGCGATAACTTGAAGAAAGCTTAATTATATGTAATATTTTTATTTCTTTGTTCGTTTTTTTTATGTATTCCTTTCATTTTGCTTATCGTTAGATGCCTTTATGTTATGTTATGTTATCTTATGTTATGTAATATATATATATATATATATATGACGAATAAAAAAACTAAAAGAAATTTAGTACAAAAACGAGGAGGTAAAACTAAAAGAAATTTACTACAAAAACGAGGAGGTAAAACTAAAAGAAATTTACTACAAAAACGAGGAGGTAAAACTAAAAGAAATTTACTACAAAAAAAAAGAGGTGGCGAAACCGAATATACAGAAGAAGAAAAACTTTATCTAGAACAAGAACTATTAAAAAGAGTAGCTTCAGGTGATGTAGAAGATGTTAAAGAATTTCTGAAAGACCATGAAGAATTACTTACAAAAAATCCAAATCTGAAGAGGGATTATTTAAACATTGGATTAGAGACTATACAGGGCGACAACGTAGAAATGGCAGAATTCTTATTAGACCAAGGTGCAGATATCAACTCACAAATGTATGACTTTACACCCTTATTTTATGCAGTTGTATCAAAAAAAGTAAATTTAACTAAATATTTATTACAAAAAGGTGCGGATACTACAATTTTATATGTTAAAGAAGGAGACATTGCAGATACAAATATAACAGTTTTTATGAAAGAAACAATTGACGAGTTAAAAAATGAAAACGATCCTAGATCAGAGGAATTCGAAAAAATTTATTCTGATTTAATAAAAACATAAATAAACTAATTCGCTGGTTTCGTAATTTTTTAATTCAAGTAAAAAAATAGATACCATTTGTATCTATTTTTTATTTTTTGTATAGTATTTCGTAAGTGTATTATGGATTGCTACCTGAAAACAACCTGGACATAACAACCGATTCCATGTTATTTTCTATCTTAGTAAATAAACGCCTCAATAGCTCTTCATCGCGAAACCTGATAGTATATTCCTGTTGCATCTTATTTCGCCCAATACGACCCATCGATTGAATGATTTTCTGTTGGGTCATATGTGTCAAATCTTTACCAATAAAACCATGACAAAACGAATAATTGGTTCCATAAATATAATCGGAGGAAGCAATAATTACATATAATTTTTGTTCGTATGCCAATCGTTTCATTATTTCAATATAAGTAGTATTAATATTTGTAGCAAATACACCAATACCCAACAATAATAACATTTTCATATCATTATCTACATCCAATTCCATGATTTCACGCGTAATTTCGTTATCTATTCTTGGAATGAATGCATTTGGTGTTGGTTTTTCAGTCCATGCAGTTTGATGTTCTGTAGTATTTGGTACATATTTTCTATCTAAATTAACATTTTTTATTTGACTTCGCAACATTTCGATTTCTTGGACCATACGAGCAATGTCTTTGTTATTTTCTTCCAATCGATCATCTTTTTTAAATTTTTTATCTTTTTTACGAGTATCCTCTTCATTGGCAGAACCTCCTCCTCCTGATAAAGACGCCATTTTATCCTCCATCATTTGCTGTACTTTTGATAATTTTTGTTGAACTTCGTTATTAACATTGATTTTTTCGGTGATACTTTGCAATACAGTAATTGGAATTTTCGAGTATTGAATATAGAATTTTCCGATTTTCTCGACGTCTTCTGCGATAAATATAGTAGGTCCATCTGTCAGAGTATGCGCGTCATTGGTAGTAATTAAAATACCACCGGTAGCAGACGATATCGGTTTTTGTTGTACGGAATCCACGCTTTGTGATTTTGTTATAGAATCACTTGGATAATGCAACGGTTTTTCTACCTGAACACTCTGGGTTCTTCTTAGAGTATTCGAAGCAGGTTTTGGACTATTATCTGGAAATTTAAGTGTTTGTGTTGTAATTAAATATTGATGAATTGATTGCCATTTTGATTTATCCAACCGTTTCAACGATTCCAAATAATATAATTTCAAAGAATTCATTGTTATATCCGATATACTTGTAAAATAAGAATCGATTTTGTAATCGTCATCAATCGCATTTATTTGTAATATATGTTCAATGTATCGAATAATTTCAGACAAATCAAAATATCTTAATAACGTCTTATTATCATTACAATGTTCTACACATTTGATTACTTCATTATAATCAGAATATAACAAATGAGGCAAAACACAGCGTCCATCTTTATTCAAAACTGAAATTGTTTTCTTAAAATCACTGCTATGAATAGAATGGACTTCTGCGCCTTCAAATTTTTCACGAAAATCCAAAATGGTATCTGCCATTTCGTTTTCATTCGGTAAAGTTGCACAAGATAATACCATTTTCGATATTTTATTTTCTACCCAATTTTGGTGTATTTTTGCGTGCAATTCATGTTCTGGATAATCCATAGTTATGGTAGGTTCATCCCAATAAGTTATGATATTTGTTTCGTTATTAAATGCCAACATATAATGCATTGCAGTTAAATAAGATTGTACATCACAAATGATAATTTCTACTTTGTTTCCATTACTGTTATCAACTTTTCCAATACCTCCAGATCGTTTATTAACCGTATAATTTGCTGCTGCAAAATAGTGCAAACGAATATCAGAAGCGGTTTCGCAACCAAACGCAAACGCAATTTTCTTTTCCATACTAATCGCCGACTTTGCTAATGCTAATCCTACATGTCGAGATACACATATAAAGATTACACGAAATTTTTCAGACAATCCTATTGGCGATAATGTTTTACCTGTTCCAGTAGGAGCTATATATAATACTAATTTGGGCGTTTCTGGAGTTTGTTTGAATATCGTGAATAATTCTTTTTGGTGTGCAAACAAAGACATATCTTCGTATTTTAATAAGACCTTGTTTTTTTCAATGAATTCATATGCATGATGTATAATATTTGATAAAGTAGTCTGTTTGTTTGCATATTCTACAACAATATTACTGAATTGGATTACATATTTGTTTATATTTGGAATAGTACATTTTTTTAATTGAATAATTGTATATAATGACAAAGCATATTGTGTTGATTTTTCATACAATGTTTTTAATATATTTTTACATAGGTCTAATAGAATAAACTCAAATATCATTGGACGATTTGAATCTATATTGGAATTCATATTTTGAATTCGCATAATATCTACTTTTTTTGGTGGTTTTGCATTTTGTTTGATATCTGTAATGAATTTAGCTGTACCAATCGTATTCATTCCATATATTTTCAACATTTCTTGAATTTCTTTGTCAAAATACTGTTTATACAAATATGACTCGTTTTCGGAATTGATATCGATTTTCACAATCTGAAATAAAGACGAATTCACGTTGTATTTTATGTTAACATCTTTAAATCCATCTCGAATGAGTTTTAAAACCCGTTTTTCATCATCTGATACAGGAACCTCAGTGTTATTCCACTCGGTTTTCGTAAGTTTGGTTTGTTTTAAATCCATTGTTGGTTGATTCCTTGGTAGATTATAATAAAAACTGAATAAAGATATTATGTTTAATATAATTAATTATTTAATTCAATTTTTATATTAACATGTTTAATTTTCTTATAAAACCTAGACAAATTACTAACACAGTTGGTTTTGAAGATATCAAATTTGCAATCGAAAATCCAACAAAACATATATTGATTAATACTCTTCCGCTTAATGACCAAGATGTTTTGATAAAAACTTCGATCGCTCCAGATACAGAGGAAACTGTTATCAATGCCCAGTTAAATGATTATAATACACCTGATGTACCGATTATTATTTATGGAAAAAACGCGAATGATCTTTCGGTTGAAAAAAAATACAAACAATTATGTCGGTTAGGATTTAAAGATGTTTATATGTACCCAGGTGGATTATTTGAATGGTTGTTGCTGCAAGACATTTATGGGGCAGAAGAATTCCCAACCAAACAGAATGCGCTGATTAAACAAATGCCGGATATTTTGCGATATAAACCTTCGCGGGTATTGCGATGAAACTATTTTCTCAAGAAATTACTTAAAGAATAGTATAGATAAATATACGGGTACAAATAGTTGCATGTATCACTTGTGGTAAATAAACCCAGTCTAGAAAATCGCATATTGAAATGTGGTCTAGAAAACTGGTATTATAAAAAATATAAAACGGTCGCATAGTGTAGCGGTTAGCACCGAGGACTTTGAATCCTCTAACCTGGGTTCAAATCCCAGTGCGACCATAAAAAAATTCCAAGTTATATGCACTTGGAATTTTTTATTGTATTGTATTGTGTTTGATAAAAATCTTATTTATTCATTGGAACCTATGTATAAATTCGAAAATAGAATTGATTTGTTCTTCTGAAATCAATCCATTTGCGTTGATATTTAATACAGGATAGTTTAAATCTGCTTGTTTTTTATCACCAATCCATTTTTCATGATACGCATGACATTCCTTTAAATATCCTAAGGTTATCGTTGATTCACCGTCGCGTGCTCTGATTTTCGTTCGTTCAAATGATACTTCGGGTTCTGCATTGATATAAATGACTCCCGACAATTGTTTCACTTCTGGTTGTTTTGTAATTTCATTGTAAAACATATTGTATATTTGGTAATCAGTATCTTCAATTACTCCATCATCGTGCAACATTTTCGCAAATATTTCTTTATCTGCATCTAAAGAACGTTCGCACAATATAATTTCAACATCTGGGTTTTGTTGAATCGCTTCTCTTAGAATAGTTAGACGTGTTGAAAATGCCATAACTTGGAATGCGAATGCGTGTTTTTTTGGATTTTTATAAAATTTGGATAAAATCGTTTCGTTTTGATTGTCTTTCACTGTTTCCCAAATATCGACGGGTTCGCGTAGAAACAAAATTTTTTTTTGAGTTTGTTTGTTCAAGAATTCGGTTTTGAGACGATTTAAAATCGTTGTTTTTCCTGAGCCGATGTTGCCTTCGATAGAAATGATTGTTGGAGTCATAGTTTTACGTTAAGTTAAATATGTATATAGTACAAATAAATAGATACATATTTTTTATTTCAATTTTTTCTGATTGCGAACATTTATTTACGACTACTTTTTCTTCTTTTTAAATAAGAACGTTTTGCCCCAGGAGCAAATTGTAATGGCATAGTATTTTTGCGAGTGTTTTGTTTTCTTGACTTTTTACCGCCAAATACAGTTGTAGCCGACGATGGTACAATTTTTTCGGGATCAGCTAGTTCAGCTGCATTAAAAATCAATGGTACTACACTCTTCATTTTAACTTGTTCTATTTCGTTATTATTTAATGTTATTTTGTCAGTAAGTTGATAAGAGTCTTGGTCTGGTGATGTTGGTGGTGAGGTTTCGCTTGCTTTTTTTTTTGCGTCAGGTGATGATGTGAGACTTTGTACTGTAATTTTGCGGACACCATCTGTATTTCTGATAATTTCGTCCATTTTCGCGGCATATTGTTGATACTCCAATTCTGTATTGTTTCCGTCTAATAATGAACCTAATACAACATCACTGAAAAACCATCCTTCGTTGTTTAGTGGGTTTGCTGGTTCTAATGCATCATTTCTGGCAATTTGGTTTTGCTGGACTCCCGTTATTGTTTTATCTTTGGCTACACCAATTTTATAAAGGTTTGATCCGTTTTGTCCCGTTCCCATTTGTATACCTACAACAAACCCCGGAATGTATAAAAAATTACTATTGTGTTGTAATTTAACAATAACAGAATAACCTGTTTCAAATTTCCTATTGAGATTTGATGAAATTCTCTGCTTTAGTTTTTGATTCGTTTTAATTTTATTTACTTCGCCAGAAACTTCTTTAATGGGATCTGCCATTTGTTTAGCGTCATTCATTTTACCCATTGCCTTTAACAAGTCAGGGTTCTCTTTATCGAATATCAAATATATATCGCCGTTTTTTACTTCTAATGGTGCTGGTACTGATGATGCCATTATTCTATTTACTTTTATATATTATAAATAAAGAAAATAAAATCACAAAAAATCACAACAAATATCAATGTTATCCACATCAATACTTACTAACATAGGATCACGATCAAATTGTGATATCCAAAACCAATATTTATTTTCATTTATGCTAAATCCTATACAAAACTCAATTCCTACATTGTTAAAATAAAACGGCCTACTATATTTTAACGGCATATACGTATCTTTATCCAACATAACCATCATATGGTAATAATTACGCGGTTTCTTTTCTTCGCTAAAATGAACAACTCCGACTAAATGTCCATTATATTCTACTAAAGGTGCTGAACCACGAATTTTATAAAAAAACGGTGCAATTCGTGTGTTAGTGTGGGTAATTACAATCTCCAACTTATGCTCACCATTTTCGTTTTCAACTATTTTTCCAATTTCAAATGGTTGCCATCGATAAATAAATAACTCTTCTTGCACTCCATTATCCAATGTTTTCACAATCGGTATCCAATTTTTCTCACAAAATGTATTAGTCGGCGGCTCAATCAAATGCGAATCCTTATAACACCGATTTTCTATATCATATTCACCAACTATCATACGATTACCCGTAGTATGATAATATCCTACTGTCGTAGCAATATATTTCACTTTACCACCAATCGAATACAATCGTAAATCTTCAATACCTCTTGAATAAAAATCATGTTTCTCTAAATCAATAGTCTCTTCCATAGTATTAAAATCAATTGGATTCAAAGGCCATTTTTTGTTCGATGGAACCAATTCAGAACATACATTGGTAGTACGTATAATATTAAATCCATCATAAAACAAATATCCTCCGTCTAAATAAAACCAATAATTAACATATCGTGTATTCAAAAAATGTTTTCCATTATGATATACATATGATGCAGAAGATGGATTACGTTGATGAATATGAGGATATTCATATATATAATTCTCTGAACCAATATTAACAAGAGAATGTGTAAAATACTGAGCGGGCATATTTGTTAAAATAGTATCATTATGGTCAGCGGAATACCACGTTGGATTCCATTCCGTATTGGATTCTAACCATGCCCAAAAATTCACTTCCCATATCAATTTTCGCGAATTTTTTATGAACATGGGAAAATGTTCTTTGTATAATCGGTCAAAATTCTGTATAGAATCTGCGTCTCCAATAAAAAATCCGCCACAAAATCGCCAAAATATAGTCTCAGTTATATGTGATATAAATACGTTATCGAATTTATCCCAACATCCGGGTATTACAAAACAATTTGAATTGAATTCACATTGTGCAATGAGTTTTAAATATTTCAATGTTGATTCTTTTTGAAAAAACACGTGCGAAATATTGAAATCTATCCACGCAAAATGAGTGGATTTCCATGGATTTTTCTCTATAGCATCACACATAAATTCTGTTTTCGAATTGATTACCATCAAATAACCATCAATGTCTTTTCCTTCATTGCGAGCAGACGGTAAAGAATATTGGACTTTTCGGCATTCTTTTGTGATCCATAATTCGTCGATTGGTATAACTTGCATTATTTTAACATTGGGGAATTCTGTGGATATTTGTTCGATGGATGAATTCAATGAAGGACATACATAAACACATATAGGAATGCCTATTTGGGCAATTTCACGAAATCTTTCTAGTCTCCATGGCATAGTTTTTTGATTATCATAATCTTCTTCGTATATATTAAAAAAACTGGTTACAAAAGTATTTTTATAACCATCTTGATAGGATGATGATGATGATGATGATAATGATGATGATGAGTCTTGAGTCATGATTTTATTATTGATTATATTATACGGTTTAATATCTTTTGATAAAAATTGATTTTATTTATTATAAGTAATAATAAATAAAATAACATAGCTAATATGAATCCCAATTTAAAAGAAGCTCTTATGCAAAGTACAACTATGCTTACATCACAAAATAAACATATACAAAATAAAAATATCCGTATCATGATGTTTGATACAGAGACAACTGGATTATTACCAAAAACAGATCCAAATAAAGTTAATAAAATATCTGATTTTCCGTATATTTTACAATTAAGCTTTGTAATATACGACATGAATCAAGATTGTATTGTGAAAGAATATAACGAATACATTAATGTACCAGAAAAAGTTGTTATATCACAGTTTATTACCGATTTTACGGGCATTACAAGAGAAATGTGTAAAAGAGGTGTAGAAATAACAGACGCATTAGTTGACTTTTATTTGGCATACATGTCAGTGGATTATGTAGTAGCGCATAATATTGTATTTGATAGACGAATGATAGAATTAGAATTACAGAGAAACATGATTGAACTTAGTGTTCGAATGCCACATGCTGCGTTTATGTTTAATGATACATATAATTTAATACAAAATATAACACTTCATTGCAGTATGCAAATCGGAAAGAAATTTTGTGATACATATATACAAGGAAATAACGGTAAAACATGGAAAAAACCGCCAAAGTTGGTTGAATTACATAAACAATTGTTCGGATTTGAACCAAAAAAATTACACAATTCATTGATAGATAGTAAAGTAGCAATGAAATGTTATTTGAAAATGGTATTTGATAAAACACTAGTATTCGATGATATATTACCAGACGATTTAGTTTAGTTTAATTTATTTGTATGTGATTCAGACATATATATATATATATATATATATATCGATATAAAAATTATCTATTGACAAATGGAGCGTGGTTAATATATATCTCATCATTCATTATTAGATTTTTCATATCTAAATAACTCGGTATAAGTTGAGTATTTAATTTTGGTATGTCTGTAAAATATTTTTTATGTAAATAAGTACACTCAAACACATTTGGTATAATAACTCCTTCGTGATATCTTACTCCACAGCAATTATTTCCATGAAAATGAACCAAATAATGTGTTGCATTTATTTTATCAAAGACAACTTTTTCTTTCTCCGTAAAAGGAAAGTGAAATTCCATTACAATTTGTTCGAATTTGCATATTTGTTCATTTGATAAACTTTTTATCCAAGGTATTTCCGCGCCTTCTATATCCATCTTTACGAAAATAGATTCATTTACATCAATTAAATCATGCAAATTTGTAGTATTTTCATTATTTTCAGAATCTATATTTTTTTTTATAAAAACTATATTTGAATTGTCAGTTGGCAATTTATCGATTGTTCCATCAAATGCAATACACTTTACATTTGGATATTTTTTTATAAAATCTTCTTCAAACGATAAATCGTCTTCTATACCGCCCGCCAATAATATTGAATATGTTATATCGGGAATATCAGCTATAATATATCCGCCGTCATAGTCTCTACCTAATCGTTTTTTTTCAAAAGGACATTCATATACAGTTAGTACAGATGGATTCATAACTATATATCGTAAATTGAATATAACTTTATATATTTTTATCAACCATGGTTTCTTTTGAAATAATTCGAATTACTTTTGGATAATATGTATCGCGTTCATACCCAGCCAGTGTATTTTTCGACATAACAATACATTTATTCGAAAATTCTGAATTAATATCTTCATACTCTGGATTATTTTTTTTCCAGTCATTCAGTACCCCAATACTTTTATAGGATACATCGCGTATTGCAGTATTTAATTTTTCAATGGAATCTTCCTTCGTCCATTTATCATCACATCGTATATAAAGCGTCTCGCGTTTCAAATCGGTACAATGAATCGGGCGTTCATATAGACTAAGTTGTTTTATATTGTCCAAAAATATCTTGGAAATGCCATCTACAAATCCTAATTGTGCATTGTTCTCCAAATCCATATGAGATATTTCTATATTTTCAATGAATTCGGGTAAATTCACTGCGTCTTTACATTGCTCATTCAAAAATACGTTTATGTTAAATTTTTGATTGTTATTAACATTGATTGTATTATTCGTATTTGTAATGATTTGGTTTGACTTATTAGAATCCACCAATTTTGTAATAATATCATTTTGTTCTCTAAATTGTTCTATAAAAAAATTACGCAAATCCTTGTTCTCCAATAATAGCTTATTAACAATATCGAGGTATTTTTCGGGTTCTTCTCGTTTGTTTTCTTCTATATAGACCTCGTTTAAATCTTTATCATCATTTTGTTTCAAATGCAATTTACTTGATAAATGTCGATTCAAAAGAGATTGTTTATTATATTCTTTATCGCATATATTACAAGTAAAAACTTTATTTATATTTATACAACCAATATTTTTCAAATGTTTTTTCGTATTCATGTGTCGAATTAGATCAATATTTTTACTAAAAAATATATCACAATCTTTACAATGAAATTGTTTTTTATGTTTAACAATGTTTTCGAAATTAAATATATGTTTTTTTGTTAGCAAATGCTGGTCATAGTTGTATTTTTTGTAAGTTATAAAATCACAGGTTGAACAAATATATTCTATTGCTGTTTTTTTTGCGGAATTTTGGAAATCACTAACTTGGGATTTTTGTTCCAAAATTCCGCAGGGAATGCATGATATAATATCAGGTATAATATCATTTTCACTGCATACATCCAGTTGGTTTATATCATTATAATACTTATGCTGCTTTTCTTGCGGATTTATGGATCCCATTTTACAATATGTCCATATTTTTATGTTCTAAACTATCCGCGAAAAAACAAGCACCATGAAAAATCGTAAAAAATATTATGGTAAGGGCCGATTATTTATAAAAATAATATTACGAAGTATGCAGCCAAACTGAAAAACTGCGATTTTCGAAAAAATGTGAAAAACGGCCTTGGAAAACTTTTTTCAGAAAATAAAAAATGGACATTTTTAAAATGTCCAATTTCAAAAAAAAACTATTAATAATAGACCCCCACTTTTTCTCTATGTATAATATGAAAATTATGCAGTTAAAATCAGTAATTGTATGTTCAACTACCGCTGTATTATGGTGTATTAAAATATAGTATATACTCAATAATTTCTCTTTGCAATGACAACCGTATTATCGTCTGAGTTCCGTTCATGTGGGATTACATATAGACGAAATGACATATTAGGAAATCGTGCAGTCCATTCTTGTATTTTTTGATTCCATCGTTCCAATGTATAATACATTACATCTTCAATGATAAAAATACCACCTACTTTCAATTTATGATAACTATTTTCAAAAAAGTGGACGTTAGATTCAAATATATGAAGTCCGTCTTCAACTATAATATTAAATCCTTCTTCTAATTCGGTGTTTGACCACAATGTTTTGATCGAATTTGCATCATTTTGGTCGCATTGATAGGTTCGAATGCGGTCTTCTTGGAATAAAATACCACTATCAATATCTGCACCAAAAACAGAGGAATTTGGAAAGTACTGCTTCCATCCACGCAAAGATGCGCCAGGTTTGCCATTTGGTCCCATATTTGATGGAAAATTCAGATTATTGGTTCCAAGGCCTAATTCAAAAACACGCAATGATTCATAACGAACTGGTTTGAATAACTCATAATAAAAACGGGTATAACAATGATTGCTATCGTTTATTGGATGACCTTTATCGCTTCCAAAAAAATTCATAATAAAACATAAATCATTGGGGGTTTCCGATACATTTGTAAGTATATCCATGTTCTCAAATTATAATAAAAATACGGATAATGTTTTTATATTATATTTTAGGTAAGGATTATTTTCATTTATCTTCTGTGATTTTTGTAGGATATATACTACCTACCAAATAAAATCCATGATATCCGATTGCAGCAAATCCAGCCATCAAAAGTAATTCAAAGAATTTACGCGGGGTATCTTGTCCATTGTATCCAATATATACCAATAAAGGTGAAATTAAGAATATATGTATATAGTTTATCCACGCACGTTGTGGTTTTATAATCGATTTGTAAATATGATATAAGAAAATAATAATACCGAGAACTAATAAAGTTGGATACATGAATTTAGGTAGATCGTTGCGCGTAATTCCAACATAGATAAACAATCCTCCTACTAATATGATATGGAATAATTGAACCAAACTTTCTTTAGACATTTGTGTTATATTATATATTATATATTATATAAAATGACAAATAAATTTACTTATAAAAATACACAAAGTTATGTTATTGGTGGAAAAAAAACGGTACGCAATGTTACAATTAAAAATGGTAAAGGTTATAAAAAGATTTCAGAATACTTTCGAGGAAGACATCGGAGAACTTCTAAAAAACCACTAAAAACCGAAGAAATTCAACTTATACAATTGGGTAAATTCATACCAGGTTTATTCAAAGATTGCGAAAAATGCAAAAAATGAAAATTATGTTTAACCTTAAGAAAAAACAATATAGACATATTTCTATATAATTAAGTAATATGTCTAATTCGGATACACAAATGGACGCAGAAATGGATACAGAAATGCGCGTAATGAAACGAGATGGTACATTGGAAACAGTTGCATTTGATAAAATACTAAATAGAATAAAAACTTTAGGAACAATTGGTTATCTATCCAATATATCTAAACAAGACACCACAAATGAAGCACAAACTGAATTAAAAATTAATTACACTGCATTAGTAATGAAAGTAATTGACCAATTATATGATAAAATTTCAACAACCAAAATCGACGAATTAAGTGCGCAACAATGTGCATCTATGGGATCTGTCCATCCAGATTATAATACATTGGCAGGAAGAATTATAGTATCAAACCATCAGAAAAATACCAGCGATTCATTTGTAGTTGTAATGACACAATTATATGATTATATGGATAAACATGGAAAACATTCGCCATTAATAAGCGAAGAATTATTTCAAATTGCGTGTACCCATGGAGAAGAATTAGAAAAAATGTGCAATTATTCCCGCGATTTTTTAATTGATTATTTCGGATTTAAAACATTAGAGCGCGCATATCTAATGAAAATAAATGGTAAATCGGTTGAAAGAATTCAGCATATGATGTTGCGTGTAGCTGTTGGAATTCATGGTGCAAATATGGAAAAAGTACGAGAAACATACAATTATATGTCTTGCAAATACTTTACGCATGCTACTCCCACACTATTTAATGCAGGAACACCCCATCCACAATTAAGTTCGTGTTATTTAATTGCGATGGAGGGTGATAGTGTAGATGGCATTTATAATACATTGAAAGACTGTGCGCTAATTTCAAAATGGGCCGGTGGAATCGGATTACATATCCATAATGTTCGGGCAGCAGGTAGTCATATTCGCGGAACAAATGGAACATCCAATGGTATTGTTCCTATGTTAAAAGTTTTTAATAACACAGCAAAATACATTGATCAATGCGTCCATCCTGAGACCATTATTTATACTACTCAAGGACCAAAACAAATACAACATTGTATTGTAGGAGAAACTGAAATTTACAATTTGAACGGCGAGGTAGAGACAATAGAAAATGTATTGGAACATTGTTATGAAGGCGAAATATTAGAGATTTGTAGTATGCATTCACTTCATCCTCTATGCATTACACCAGAACATCCAGTATTTGCTTTGTGTGGACAACAAAAGGGATTAAATTATAAAGTTATCAAAAACCGATTAGATAAGAAAATATGTGAAATTGAATGGGTCGATGCAAAGGACTTAACCCAAGACGACATGTTAGTGTATAGAATACCAACATATGAAAAAGATATTTCTAGCATAACATCAGAGGATTGTTATATGTATGGTATTATATTAGGCGATGGTTCAATGTGTAATAAAACCGATTCAGCAGGATATGTATCTATGCATACTGTTAATAAGAAACATATTGCAGATTTTATGGAAGAATATTTTATGAAAAATTGTGTAGAATTCAAAAAAATCGTAGATAACAATACAACAAGAATTCGTTGGAATAGAAATATTCATCTTCCATTCAGATATAATGATTTCTATGATGAAACAAAAGATAAGCGCGTACAAGCTAGATGGTTAAATTTACCAATCGAAAAATCAAAAAATATTCTGAAAGGTCTTATTGATACAGATGGTTGTATAAGTACTAATAAATCGACTGAAATAGTATTTGATAGTACATCAATCAATCTCATTGAATCAGTGCGATTTTTATGTATGAGAATGGGCGTTTTAACTAGCGGATACATTCGAGATCGTGTAGGCGAATTTCACGAAACCAAACGTGGTATTATTGAAAATAAACGAATTTCTTATTGTTTACGCATTCCAAAAACAAGAGAAATATGCGATTTGTTAAATATCGAATATAATGATAAGAACTTTTTTAAATTTATGCGATATAACGATTATTTGTTGTCTCGTATACAAGATATTCGCACCGAACAATACAAAGGTGTATTATATGATTTACAAATGAAAGATGAACATAATTATTTGCTACACAATGGTGTAGTCCACAATGGCGGCGGCCGTCGAAATGGTTCGTTTGCAATTTATTTAGAACCCTGGCATGCAGACATTGAAATATTTTTACAAATGCGAAAAAATCACGGCGATGAAGAATTAAAAGCACGCGATCTATTCTATGCTTTATGGATTCCCGATTTATTTATGGAACGTGTTAAAGCCAATGGAAAGTGGTCATTAATGTGTCCAGATGAATGTCCCGGTTTATCTGATGTATATGGCGAAGAATTCAATGCATTATATACAAAATATGAAGCAGAAAATCGTGGTCGCATATCAATAAATGCACGTGATTTATGGTTTCAAATATTGGACGCACAGATGGAGACTGGAACACCTTATTTATTATATAAAGATGCAGTGAATAAAAAATCAAATCAGAAAAACGTTGGCATCATAAAGTCGAGCAATTTATGTGTAGCGCCAGAAACGTTGATTTTAACAGATAAAGGACACGTTCAAATAAAAGATTTGGAAGGTAAATCAGTTAAGGTATGGAATGGTGTTGAATTTTCAGATACAACTGTAGTAAAAACCGGCGAAAATCAAGAATTGATTGAAATCGAAACAGACGATGGTATGATGTTAAATTGTACTAACTACCATAAATTCTACATTCAATCAAGTTATTCATCCAAATCAATAAAAATGATTGATGCATGTAATTTACAACCAGGAGATAAAATAATTAAATCAGAATATCCAGTAATTAGCGGAAATGAAAAAATGTTATATCCATACACACACGGATTTTTTTGTGGTGATGGCACATATAGAAATGTATGTAAAGATAAAGAGCCAACTCAATGTAAATTTAAGCCATTAGACGGCCATAAATATTGTAAACGCCATATTGATTATGAAACCGAGAATGCATGCAATGATGTTAATATAGATATTAGCATATGCAATGCATTATCCTATTCTAAGAAACCAATAGTATATTTATATGGAGAAAAAAAGAAACTACTTAAATTCATTGATTATAGAAATAATATATGCGAATTTGAAGATAGACTTACATTATCATTACCATTAGATATAAATGAAAAGTTTTATGTACCAATGGATTGTGATTTAAAAACAAAGTTGGAATGGTTTGCTGGATATTGTGATGCAGATGGAAGTATTTCAAACAATGGAACCAATCAACAATTACAAGTATCTTCGATTAACAAAGAATTTTTAACAGACGTTAAATTATTATTGCAAACTTGTGGTTTAAATCCAAAAATACGCAATATGAATAAATCAGATGTAAGCTATTTACCAGACGGGCATGATGGATACAAATATTATAATACAAAACCAATATATCGTTTATTAGTAAATTCATATGATTTATATAAATTGATTCAAATCGGATTTTCACCAAAGAGGTTAATATTAAACAATACTAAACCAAATAGAAATGCTAGACAGTTTGTAAAAATATCCAGTATAAAAAACAATGGTCGTATTGATGATACTTATTGTTTTAATGAACCAAAACGTCATATGGGTATTTTTAATGGAATAATTACAGGGCAATGCACAGAAATTACAGAATACTCTGACGATAAAGAGACTGCCGTTTGTAATTTAGCAAGTATTGCTTTACCAATGTTTGTAGATGCAAGTGGTGCAATGGATTATAATAAATTGCACGAAGTCGCAAATGTCGTTACCGGAAATTTAAATCGTATTATCGACGTTAATTATTATCCAACACCAAAAACCAGAGTAAGTAATATGCGACATCGTCCTATAGGTATTGGCGTTCAAGGATTAGCTGATGTGTTTATGTTAATGAATATCCCATTCCACAGTGAAGAAGCTAAAAAAATAAATCGCGATATTTTTGAGACAATTTATCATGCTGCATTAGAACGTTCTTGTGAATTAGCCATCGAAGAAGGTCCATATGAGACATTTGCCGGGTCTCCTGCAAGTCAAGGATTATTACAATTTGATATGTGGAATGTTGAACCAGGTAATGAAAGGTATAGTTGGAATGAATTGAAGGAATGCATCAAAACATATGGATTGCGTAATTCGTTATTATTAGCTCCTATGCCAACCGCATCAACCTCACAGATATTGGGATTTAATGAATGTATTGAACCAATTACAAGTAATATTTATAGTCGTCGCACATTAGCAGGTGAATTTATTTTAACGAACAAATACCTGATGAATGATTTATTGAAATTGGACTTATGGAATGAAAAGATTAAAAACAATA